TTCACAATGCAAAAGACGACACAGAAAAAATGGAACGTGTTGAGTTTGGATTAAGTAAGTTTGATTATAAATTTATGGCACATGTAATGGCGATGTTAATGTTGCCATACTTAATGGAACAGGGAATGAAATCAGATGACTATAAAAACTTTATGGAACAGAAAAAGAAAAGATTTAACTAACCCATAAAATCCCATAAGGGTATGCAAGAACAACAATGCAGTTTTTGCATACCCCTAAAAATTTTATTATGAGGAGACCGGGCGGGCCCACCCGAAGAGGTACCAGGCCCAGGCAACATGGCAATCGCAAAACAAAAACCCAACACCCCCTAAAATAAAAAGGGATCCTAAGTCATGACTAAAGTTGAAGATTTAGACGGTTATGTTATAAGTTTTGAAAACATATTGAAGATATGCCAAACGAAAAAATTTTAGAAAAAAAATATGAAGGTTTGACACAGGAAGAAAGTGCTAAACTAATCGAACTTGAACGAAGCGTAGCGTTAGACGAAGCTCGTCCAAATATTACAAAAAATTTTTTAAGTTTTGTTAAGTATGTGTGGCCTGAATTTATAGAGGGGTCCCACCATAAAATTATTAATAAAAAATTTAATGATCTCGCTAACGGGAAAATTAAACGTCTAATCATTAACATGCCGCCAAGACATACAAAGTCGGAGTTTGCCTCATACTTACTCCCGGCATGGATGATTGGTAAGAATCCAAAATTAAAAATAATCCAAGCAACTCACACAGCAGACCTTGCAATTGACTTTGGACGTAAAACTAAAAACCTAGTTGACGAACAAAACTACAGAGAACTGTTTGACACGAGACTACAAGAAGATAGTCAGGCAGCAGGGAAATGGAAAACCGAACAAGGCGGAGAATATTTTGCAGCTGGTGTTGGTGGTGCAATTACAGGTCGTGGTGCTGATCTATTAATTATTGACGACCCACACAAAGAACAAGATGTACGTGCAGATGGTAAAGCTTTTGAGAAAGCAATAAACTGGTATACAGCTGGTCCACGTCAGCGTTTGCAGCCTGGTGGTTCTATTGTAATTGTAATGACTCGTTGGTCTACTAAAGATATAACCGGTCAATTATTAAAAGCACAGTCTGAAGAAGGATCTGATCAATGGGAGGTTGTTGAATTACCAGCCCTGCTCCCCGATGGAAATCCCGTGTGGCCTGAATATTGGACCCAACAAGAATTACTCAAGACCAAAGCATCTATACCAGTTAGTAACTGGCTAGCACAATATATGCAGATGCCAACGGCAGAGGAAGGAGCTATATTAAAACGAGAGTGGTGGCAAGACTGGACAGGTAAATATCCACCACCATTAGATTATATTGTACAATCTTACGATACTGCGTTTACTAAAAAAACAACAGCTGACTTTTCAGCTATAACCACGTGGGGAGTTTTTACAACCGAGGACAAGGGACAAAACATAATCTTACTTAACGCGTTTAAAGATCGATATGACTTTCCAGAACTACGTAGAGTAGCTCTTGAAGAGTATCAAGATTGGCGACCTGACATGGTAATCATTGAGGCTAAAGCTACAGGATTGCCTTTAACCCATGAACTAAGACAGATGGATATACCGGTTATTAACTTTACACCGTCAAAAGGAAATGATAAACATACAAGATTAAACTCCGTTGCTCCGCTTTTTGAAAGCGGCAAAATATGGGCGCCTATGCACGAGCATTTTGCACAGGAAGTTATTGAAGAATGCGCGTCTTTCCCATTTGGAGAACATGATGACTATGTGGATAGTACAACACAAGCCATTATGAGAATTAGACAGGGTGGACTAATTAAACACCCAGAGGATTATAAAGATGATCCAATTGTACGAGGACATGTAAAGTATTATGGCTAAAAAAGAACTAGTAGAAAACATTGTAAAATTATATTCCAAACTAGGTGGAAATATGAACGATGTCCTTGGTTCCAGGTCCAATGTCACTTTTCTAGGTACCGGTAGGAATCCAGAGCCATTTGTTGAAATGGACATTAACATGGAAGCCGTAGGCGCACTCGGTAAATCAAAAATTTTAGAAGAATTAAAAAGTCCAATGGGTTATTTAACTGCGGACAAACTAAACGATATTCAAGCAACTAAGCTTTACAACAATATGTTAAAGCTAGAAGAATTTTATTATCCTAAAGCTGCACCCGCAAATATCACTGATCTGGGAACAGGGACCAGGAACTTGGACAAAGAAGGTCTAGGTGCTTTAAGAGCCACTAGAAAAACAGATGATGATGTAAGAATTATAAAAGATGAAGTTCAAACACAAGATTCAAATTTTATACCTATAAGAGCTGATCAATACAGAGATATATTTAATAAAAGTCCTGGATTAAAAAACGTAGATTTACCACCACCGGGTTCACGTGGAGGACCAGATGATATCGCAGCACCACTTCAAGATGCCGAAACAACACTTAGAAATTTAGAAAAACAAGATCCTATACTTGCTGCACAAATGAAAAAAATGATGGATGAAGGTATTATGTCTACTGTTACTAACAGAGGTGACATGCCAGGTAAACGTGCATCAGCTAGAGAATTTTTAGTAGAAGCATTAAAAAAAGATAGAACAGATAAAGGTGTTAATTTTGGTAAAACACAATTAAACGATGTCATATCAGCAGAAGATGTTAGATACATTCTTGAAGGCGGTGGTGGAATTGGTGGGGATCCAATTATGCTTGTTGAAAAATACTTTGGTCCAAGAATTGTAGAAGCATTACCATCAGGTGCAACAGGTGATGAGATTGTAAGATTTACAAAAAGAGTTTTAGAAGAAGTAGTCGATGCTGCAGGGAATAAACCTGGTGATCCAAGGTTTGACAGAAATACTGCAAAATTTATTGATGAGATGGCAGATGGTGGTCGAGCTGGTTTTAGATTTGGTAGATCAGCAGGTAAAGCTTTTGGTCTTATGAAAAAAGCAAAAGCTATTGAGAAATCTGTCGATGCTGGAGAAGAAATGGGATACCAAGCACTACGTGAGTATGGTTTAGAAGCAGAAGATATTACAAGATTATTTAAAGAGATTGCAACAGATAAAACTATGATTGGTCCTGAAAAAACTGCATACTTTAAAATGTTAAATCAAGTTTTAAAAAATCCAGATAAGTTTCCTGAGGGAATAATAGAAATTAAAAAAAGATTAGGTTTAAATTATGCAGACGGTGGTCGAGCTGGTTTTAGATTAGGTAAAAGTGTATTTTCAGGTATTGCAAATATGTTTAAAAAAGGTGCTGATGATATAGATCTTGTTAAGCAAGAAGAGACGTTTAGAACAGGACCAATTACTGAAAAGTTTTTAGGAGACGTTGATAAAAGAGTTATTGATAAATTTATTCGAACAAGAGATACTAAAGGCCCAGGAAGTTTTGGTATGTATGACAATATTTCTGAGATGCCACAAGGTTTACAGGCTGCAGAATTTATTAAAAGAGTTAGAGTTCCCGGTGAAAATAGAATTGATTATGAAAAAGCAGAAATGTTTATTGGTGGTGGCATAAAATTAACTGGAAAAGAAACTATAGACGAGTTAATTGAGATGTATATAAACGCCATGAAATCATACAAATCACCTTTCAAAGCAGCAAAAGGCGGACTAGCTAAGATCCTGGAGGTCTAATGCCAACTGTCGAAGATTTAAGAATAGTTTCTGAAGGACTTACACAAAAATTAGGAAGACTTCCTAGTATTACAGAAATAGCAAGAGAGTTGGACGGAAACTTTTCTACAAATTTTGCAAGAGTTAAAAGAATGCTAACTGAAGGGACAGATTATGCAAAACCTTTAACTAAATTAGAAGCAGCTAGATTAGGGGGCGCACCTATTCCTAAACATGTCGTAATGGCAGATGACATAGAAGGTTTAAAAAAATTACGAAATAAAGTTAATAAATTAAATCGAGTTAATAAACTTGATGATAAACTTGTAAGTTTTAAAGTTACAAAAACTCAAGCTGGTAATTATACACCAAGTTTACTAGACATTAAGGGTAGTGGATCGTATGGTTCTTTAGAAGATTTAAAAACAGAGTTTAATAAAATAAAAAAAACAGAAAAGTTTAAAAATTATAGTAAAACAAAATCAAATTTAGAAGGTGGTATAAAATCCTCTTTAAAACAAGTTGATAAAAATAAATTAAAAGTTTTTGAATATTTAACGTTAAATGAAAATGCATCTTTATCTACTTTATTAGAAGATTTAAATATTAAGAAAAAAGAAGCTGAAAAAGCTTTACAGTATTTATATTCAGACATTCACAAAAGAGGCAGAGATTCTGGTGCAGTTTATTTAAAAAATTATAGTGATGATATCTTAAACTCAGTTCGTAATTCTATAAAAAATACAGGGGTTAAATTAAAAGATAGAGTAATAGATTTAGTCACGGAAGCTTACGAAGGTAGGCCTGAAAAAAAACAAATAGTAGATAAAATAAAAAATTTTTATTCACAAATGGCAGAAGTAAGAAAACAACCATTTGGAAAATATTTTGTTGGTAATTTAGATCATGTTATCCCATTAAATTTTTTAAGACAAATAGATGAAGGTCAAGATGTAAATAATTTAATTAGAATAAAACCATTACCAGAATTTTTAAATCAAAGAGCATTTAAAGCACAGTTCGATAAAGTATTAGGACATGCTTATAAAGGAGGAAATAAAAAAGCATTAGAGGCAATTGTTAATATACAAAGTTATTTACCACAAGATTTTGGTGGTATTACAGCAGATGGTAAAATTAAAGATTATGGTGCTAAACCATTTAATTTAAAAACTAACTTATCAGTTGCAAAGTTTCCAGAAGTATACAAAAGAGTTTTTGAGTTTATAAACAATCCAGAATTACAAAAAACATTTAAAGAAGCGGGCGTGTCTTTTAAAAATTTAGCTTCTAAAGAAAAATTAATTACACGGATGGCAGATAATTTTTTAAAGTATCGAGCAGATGTTTTAGCTGATGCTGAAAGAGGTGGAGCGGTTTGTCAGATTTTTAGAAAGGCAGGCGGTCGTATTGGATTTCAAGTTGGTGGTAATCCAGGATGTGTTGGTGAAGTAGAAGAAGCTTTAAAAAGAAATCCTAAAAAGTTTGCTCAAGATATGAACAAGACAGAAGGAGTTGCATCTACAATAAAAGATAAAGGTACAAAATTTTTAACAGCATTAAAAGAAAATCCTAATTTACTTAAAGGTGGGTTAGCAGGTAAAATTGCCCTGGGCCTTGGTACCGTAGCCGCGGGTGCTGGAGCTGGTGCATTAGTTAAACAATTTAGAAACGATGACCCGAGTACATATTTAACTAATGAGGGTCAGATGGAAGGAATGATTATTTCTGACGTAGAAGACAGAGGTGAATATGTTGAAAACAATCTTTTATTAGACAATCAATTTAAAGTAGAACTTGCTGGAGCAGCAGCGTTAACTGCACCAATTGCTGGAAAAGTTTATAGAACAGCTAGAGGTGTTGGTGAAGCTGGACCATTACCAGAAGGAGTTGGTAGAACACGAGCAGCTTTAGGATTAAGTAAAGGTGTTCTTGGAAAAGGTTTATGGGCATTAGGTGCACCGATCGTAGCACTACCATCAACAGTTGGTTATATAGCACAAGATGTTAGAGCAGGCAAAGATGCAGAAGAAATTGCAACAAACCCATTAAATTATTTGGGTGCAGCATTTATGAGTCCTGCAGTAAAAGCTTTAGGTAAAGCTGGAGCATCAAGAGGATTACTTGGTATTGCATCACTTGGTTTAGCAGGAACAGCTGCTGCTCCACTTTTACCTGCACTATCAATTGGTGCTGGATTAGCGACACTTGGAACATTGGGTTATCAAGGTTACAAAGCACTTACTGGTAGAAACAGATCAGATGAGGATTTTTTTAGATAATGAGTATAGTAAACGCAGCTAAATTTTTAATGAAAAAAAGTCCCGATACAAGAAGATTGTTTCGAGGAGAAGAGCCAAATAAAACAACGGAAAGTTTAATGAGTGTATTATATAGTCCAAAATTAAAAGGTAGATTCTTTTTTGATAATCCTGTGGATGCTAGATATTATGCACAACGTGAAGGCACTTTAACTGGTAATGTTTATTCGGTAGACGTTCCACAAAAAATCGTAAACATAGGTAAAAAAGTAGCAAGGAGAAGAGAAGGACCTAATTATGGTAGTGAAGTTATTTTACCTAAAAGATTTTTACCTAAAGTAGAATTAGACTATATTCAAACTATTGCAGCTAGATTAAGGGCTACATTAGATTTTTTAAAAAACAGGGTAGTATGAAAAACAAAACACTTGTGATAAATATGCAACACGTCAAATGGAAGGAAATACCACCACTTAAAGGACCTGACTCACAAGGGTTGAATGTTCCTACAAAACAAGCTACAACAATCAAGAACTCGGAGAATATAAATGGCAGATATAGACAAAGCCCTACCAAACGTAGAGACTGAAATTAAAGTACCAGGTGATGACGAAGTTTTGGAGATGGAAAAAGAAACCATCGAAGAACAAGTTGGTCCCGATGATATACAAGTAACTCAAGAAGAAGATGGTGGAGCAACAATTAACTTTGATCCTGAAGCAGTTAATCAACCAGGAACTAATGGACACTTTGACAATTTAGCAGAATTATTACCAGAAGAAGTTTTGGGTAAATTAGGTTCTGAACTTGCAGCTAA